TTGCCATAGCGTTCTCCTCAAGTATGTTGCATTTTAGTGTTAAGGAGTCATTGTGCCAACTGCACCAGACCCTGAAACACCAGTTAAATTTAGAGTTATTGTGCCCCCAACAGGCCCAACACTGCCTACCGCCCCAGTACCTTGCACCCCAAGCAGCCCAATCGGCACCTTAATACGGAGCACATTTGTGCCCGATTGTGCCGTACCACTTTGGGTATCCCTGTACACATCTCCTTCGCGCAGGGAGGCAAAATCTGCATCAGTGGGCAGTGTGCGTATATCAAGATTCAATGACGCCAAGTTCAATTGTTGAACTGTATTGATGGTGTTAAAGAACAACCGGATCACGTTACTAAGCGAATTCATGTACGACTGGTCATACTCCGCAGGAGCTTGCGGAATATTGGGGGCCGAGCGGTTTTGCAACATTGACATTTATCTACGCCCGTCCGCCCTGATGTCTATGCGGGGGGCACCCAGTTGCCACGTTGTACCAATTTGATCCGAGGAGATTTTAAAAATCATCTGGCGACCACGAGCACGGGTGTAGACAATTCCTGTGTACTCTTCAGTAATGACGTAGTTGGAGCCTTTGGTTATGTTGGCCGCAGCCGTATTTCCAGTGCCAGACCCTGAGCTTTGCATAGGGAACAGCGTCATGGTCACGGCAGGTGTAGGGCTAGAAGCTGAACCTTCAAACGTCAAGTCAGGAACAATACGCCATACGTAACCAAAATTGTGACCATCCCCAATGTCAAACTCAGAGGAGGAAATATTGGCAGTCAGCGCGGTTTGCGTACCCAGCACATAAGAATCTACACCATCTTCGTGCTGCACCAATTCGCTATCGTATGTAGCGGCAACAGGGCGAGGTAGTAAGCCAGAGTCCAGCCAAGCCGAACGGCCCAAGTCACCGTAGTACCATACGTTTTCTACGTAGTTGTATATCACATAGCGGTCGCTTGCAGTTGCGCCTGCCGAACAGTAGAACCACCAAATTTCATTAAAGCCTTCGTTTGTCCCCGCATAGACTTGTTGGGCCTGCTCAATGTTGAAGTCGCTAAAAATATAACGGCGCAAGTCACAGTTCAATGTCTGCACACGACCATCGTATTTATAAAATTTATCAACGCCCATCCAATACACCGCACCGGACGCAATTACAGCGGCATTGGGGCCAACGAGAGACACATTGTCCGCAATCAGTTGAGCAGTCCAAACAAAGGGTGGGCCTACGTACTGATATGAATAGATTGAAGAGTCCGTGAACACCACGATTTCTTGGCGGGACTGGACGGCTGTAATGATGGCCGAGCCGTGAGAGAGTTGCAAACTACCTGCTTGGTTGGTAGCTTGAGGTGACCATGTGAACGGGTCTTCTTGGTCTGACCAGCGGATTAGCATTGGGTTTATGGTAGTACTGCCATAGTCATTCGTGCCAAATACAATCACAAAACGGCTGGCATCCGAAACAATAAGAAAGTTTTGGAATACGGGTGTGTCGCTATCGCCCGCATCAGCCAAGTCAATCCCACGTTGAGAAATACGCTGGGTACCTGATTGGCTACCTGTTGTGGTGATCGGTGTGCCGTTAATAGATGTAGCCACATTAAATGTGCCGCCCGTAGAGTTCACGACAAAGTAGACCTGACCTACGGTCAAACCAGTTGGCAAGGCACCAGTGGACGTAAACGCTAATGTGGTGCCGTCAGGAAACGAGAACCCCGTAGGTAGCGTAATAACTCCGGGGGCTGCAATTGTGATGGTAATCTGGATGGGAGAGAAACCTATGTTGGCGTTCCAGTAATAGATGCCTTGGCCACGAGGGCCGTAGACTAAATCTTCACCAAAGTTTTGTTGGTTCCACAACTGCAAGGAAGTAACATTACTTGAGCCAACGCCCCAAGTACCACCACCCCAAGTACCGCCGCCCCAGCCAATCAAAGGGATTTGATAAGACGGCCCAGTGTTAGTCTCATATTGCGTTACGACAGAACCGCCGCCGGGGGAGCCAGAAACGTCTGTGGCATTTGCCGTAGCAGACACCGTGATGGTGTATGCGTTGTCATTGACAAAGGTAATCTGGAACGTGTTTGCAAGTACAACGGCAGTGATGTTGCCACCAAGTCCTACGATACCCGCACCGCTATAGATAACAAAGTCACCCTGTACGCACCCGTGGTTGGTTTCAGAGACCGATATAACGGCGGAATTTAAAGTGGCTGTAAACGGATTAGTGAGCGTAATTGTTTTGCGGATGGGGGTGATGTCATAGTACAGACCCCCGCTCATGATGTAGAACTTGAGGTTTGTCCCAACGCCAACTAGGTTTAGCGCCGCGAGAGTAATCCAGTTCCACAATGAACGGCACGTGCCAAGGAATACGCCCGCTGCAAACTGAGTCCAGCCGCCAATCTTCTCGGGATTGCCTTGGCGAAAACGAATCTTGTCGCACTCATACCAACCACCTTCGGTTGTGTACCGCGTATTTTCCCGGTTAACTCCGGGCTTAAACAAGAACTTTTGTAATGGCATATTTCATTTTCCCATGAATTAGGCAAAAGGTCGAGTGCCTGCTTTATCAATAATAAGCGCCTGTTTACGTGGGGTTCCGTCTGGGATGTTTGTCACACTGATATGCGTCCAAGAATCGAACTCACGGATGATCTGGTCAAATGGCAAACCAGCAGCAATTACTGCACGTACCACGGCATCAGGCGTCATTCCGGGCACACGGAAATCGCAAGCGGCCCCAATCCTATGTTGGCTGGAATCTCGACTTCCAACTGAGTCATTTACAGCTTTTGATCTGAACCCAGAGTTCACCATGATTGGCTTACCGTCCAGCGTTTCCTTGACCTGCTCCAAAAACTCGGCCAGCCGCAAAAGGTTTGCTAGTTCCGCATCGTTGGGTGTATTGTCAAACTGCCTATGGCTAGTAGCAGTCAGTTCTTCCAGCGTGAAGTGTTCTGTGAGATTCATTTTTTACTCAACAAATCTGTCTTGGCTTGAGAACCAGCGGACGAGCCAAAATAATACGCAATAATGCCCGTCCAAGCCGTGCCCAATGAACCCAACATCATTAGGATGGCAGGGTTACCAGAGTCAATCTTGTTGAAAAACATCATTACCATGATGCTGAAAAAACCAATCGTTACAAGACCCGCCAACAAAGGCGGCATCATTGAGCGAGTAGTTGCCTGCATATCCCGTGCGGACTTGCGGTCTTCAACTTCCAGCTTTTCAAAGTTCAGGCCAAGCTCCTGCGCTTGTTTCTGCAATTCAATCTCAGCAATCTTGACTTGAGCAATTTGCTCTGCTGACAACTTGTTGCTAGAGATCAGGTCGCCCACCTTCTCAGGGTCAACGCCAATTGCTTTGGAGATGGCAGATACAGCCATACCTGCCAGTGGGCCACCAAGCGCAGTAGCGATTGTGGGCGCAATTTGTTTTAGCCAGTCCATTGTTTATCTCCTTTGAAAATCACATTTACCAGCGCATTGCTCAAGAATCTCAAAAGACATATACGCAACGCCGCCAATCAGCGCAAAGAACACCAGCCCTAGCAAAACAACTTCAATAACTTCGTCCATTTCTTTTTTCTGCTTGGCAGCGGCTTCTCTTTCTCGCCTAGCATCATGAGCCGCTTCCACATCCATTGCTGCCGCTCGTTCTTTTATCTTATTCCAAACATCTACCTTACCAGCCTGCATGAACAACAACTGCAACTCAGCCTCAAACCTCTTAGCTTGGTCAAGAGCCATCTCAATTTGGATGGCAACCCCCATGCTGGATTTTGACTTTTTGGCCTGAGACACAGCCTTGGTTGCCGTTGACTTGGCATCAAAATACTTTCCAAGGACAGGCCCAAGAGAGCTTACGTCATCGACAGTCTTGCTGACCTTCTTGATTAAAGCAACTGCTGCCTGTATCCCAGCCAGTGCCGTGAGCGGATCTATCATAGTGGTCACCTAGCATTTTGTGTAGTTCCCCAAGGTCTGCTTGGGTATAACGCTGATAGGTCAATTTTAAATCAGAAGGCATAGGTACGGCAACAATGGGGCCACCAATTTCTTTGGCCACCGAGAGAAACGATTTGGCGATACCTGTTCCTACATTCCAGATGCCTGACTGGAACACGTTGAAGAACGCCTTGTGTACGTCAATCACTGTCTGCACCGGCACAAAGTCACGTTTAAAGTCTGCGCTGCCCTCAAAAATCTTGATTGTTCCCGTTTTGGCTTGCTCCCTGAACTTATGGAACGGGGATGCTTGATCACCCTTGTGGTCTTCATGGGGGCCGTAGACGTTGAAGTACCTAAACAACTGCACGGGTGAGGTCGGCGTCATCTCATGAAAATACTGCTCCACCAGAGCTTTTGACCACGCATACATGTTGGCTGGGGCTACTGGGTCAGACTCCTTGAACGTGGTGTTCTCTGTGCCGTAGACCGAGGCTGATGAAGCAATCTGTAGCGGGATCTCGTGCTTCTGACAATGCTCTATCAGGGTGGTGGTGAAGTCCACATTCTGCTGTTTAAGCGCAGTCCAGTCTTGGCAGCGGGTGTCTGAGATTGCGCCAAGGTGAATGACCATGTCCAGACCTGACAGGTTGTAGTCAGGCTCACCCCACTCATACAGCGATAGCTCGTGATCAGCCAAAGCCTTGACCATGTTTTGCCCGATAAAGCCCTTGTAGCCCGTAATTAGGATACGCATACCGTTCCCATGTAGGTGCAGGACTTGGCGGCTTTCTCGTTGGCAAACTGGATGGCGGTGTCCATGTCTTGAGTCTCAAGGTGATTGGCAACCAGAGCGGCTAAGAACACATCTCCAGCCCCGCAGACATCAACCACTTCAGTTGCTGGCGCACGGTGCAGTTGCTTGAGATAACCCGCGCCTTTGGCTCCGTAGGTCACGATCAGCATATCTTGGTCTGGCAGGGAGGTGGACTCAAACAACTCTCGCTCATTGATCTTGATGTAGATGTTGGCAAATTCACCCAGATTAGGCTTCTTGGTGTCCATGTAGATCGGCCCTTGAAACGCCGTCCTGATAGCGTGGATCACCTCATCTGTAACAAAGCCCTTGTTGTAGTCTGAGATCACGATGGCATCGTAGTCGTAGGTAGCCTCAACCGTATACGGCTCTGGCTCAACATCGTGGTCTACACGGAGAAGGTGGTCTTGGGTACGTAGATCCACGTACCTGATCTTGCGGGACATCTGAGACGGTACGCGCACATGCGCAATAACTCCAAAAGATTTGAGGTTGGCAGCTACGTTGTAAGCCATGCCCAGACGCTCTTCGGTGCGGACAAATGTTAGCAAGGGCGCAGACGCTTCAGGATTTACTCTCCGAATTTCGCCGTAGCGGTACTCGTCTATGCAGGCGTCACCGATGACTAGGACGCGCATTGACTGTCCCCCGCCTCTACTCGATAGTTGTCTTCCACCGAATCCGCAGTGGAAACTTCAATGATGCTGCCAGCCTCAACGCAGATAAGCTGATGGGGCAGCATGGGTGGGTTGTGCCATGTATCGCCCACGTTTAGGGCATGTTCAGACCGTTCGGCGGTTTTGGTGTCAATGATGATTACTTTAAACTTGCCGCTCTGCACATGCCAAGTCTCATCCTTGACGGCATGAAAGTGCATGGAGAACTTAGCTCCAGTATTAAAGTTCAGCAGCTTGCCGCAGTACAGGTCATTGGTGACCCAGATAGTCTCACTGCCCCAGCCCTTGTTTACGGTTCCCGTTAAGCGCATGAAGAGTCCTTGTTGTCGAGTGGTTGACGATAAAGGGGAGGATCACTACTGGCAAACCGTTGCTCACCACATCTTCTGGTTTGTAGTCTCCGCCCTTGACCACGATGTCTGGCTTGATAGTCTGGATCAACTTGAGGGGGGTGTCCTCGTCAAAGATCAAAACCTCATCCACACAGCGCAGCGCAAACAA